TTGTTTTTACATCAGTATCAGCTGTTATAGTTTGCCAAGCAGAGCCATCATAATATTTTAAGACATTTGTGCTTGTGTTAAATGCAAGATCACCAGCATTAAGACTAGAACTAGGATCACTAGAATCTACTCTATATCTATCTGCAAAACTATTTACTCCAGAAATATTTGAAGCAACAGTTGTTATATTTGAGTTAGCTCCAGCTACTGTGCTAATATTAGAATTAGCTCCAGCTACCGTATTGACATTAGATATACTACCAGCAACAGTATTGACATTACTAATTGATCCAGCAACATTACCAATATCAGTACCATCTGCAGCAACAGTACTTACATTACTAGCTATTCCAGCTACAGTAGTTACATCAGAACTAACACCAGCAACCGAAGTTACATTAGAAGCTATCCCAGCAACAGTTGTTACATTGCTAGATATACCAGCAACAGTATTAATGTTTGCTTGGTTACTTGCAGAAACTGTAACTGTTTGCCATGCTGATCCTGTCCAAACTTTTGTAGCATTTGCAGTCGTATCAAAAAATAAAGCTCCTGTAACAAGAGCATCACCATCATTATCTACAGATGGCTCAGAAGATTTAGCTCCTAAATATCTATCATCAAAAGAATCATAACTAGCAGCTGCCGAAGTGGCTGAACTTGCACTAGCTGTAGCACTATTTGCACTTGCTGTTGCAGAATTTGCACTAGCAGTTGCGGAATTTGCCGAAGCTGTTGCACTTGAGGCTGCATTTGTTGCACTAGTAGTTGCACTAGCTGCATCAACAAGTAAAGACCATTTAGCAGAATCAGTATTACTTGTTAGTGGTTGTGATCCTGAACTTGTATGAGATGTTAATGCTATAAATATGTTATTTGTACTAGTATCTTTTACAATATCTCTTTGCACATATGATGTAGAAGCTCCCCAGTTACCTTTAAATGTGCCTATTTCTTGTGAAAATTCTAATCCATCTCCAGCAGAATTAACTGTTAATAGTTTATTAGCAACTAATTCAGGGAATGTTAGACCAAATGCTGTAGATGTAGCTGAAGATGCTTTTGGACTTAAATTAATTTTTACTTCTGCCTGTTGTAATAATGCAACAATCTTGTCTAATTCTGTATTAAGAGTTTCTATAGGAAATGTACCAGAAGTAGGAAAATCAGTAGTTCTTTCTAAAGATAGGTTTCTTTGTATAGTATATTTATCACCAGATGTAGCACCTGATCCTAGTGTAATGCTGCCACCTCCAGATTCTCCAGCACCAGAAACAGAGTATTGAGATACTGTAGATGGGTTAGAAGCTAAAGATAATGTAGCATCTACACCACCAGCATTAGTATGTACTACTAATAAGTCTGCATCTGCAAAAAACTCAAAAGGTACAGTAAATTGTGTTTGGCTACTAGTAGCTGTATACTGTATTCTAGCACTAGTATTTGATATAGTTATACTCATCTAAGAACTTCCTTCTCCATTTCGTCAAATAATGAATCGAGAAACCATACATTCTGAAAAGGTACAAGTCTACGCACATTTCTAGCAGTGTGATGATTGTACTTACCACTACCCCATGTCCACATTATATCTCCTATATTAGCTAATTGAGAAGTAGTTGGACCAAGTACATCAGGTATAGGATTATTAAATACATCTCTATATGTACCATATGGTTTTTTTGCTCCAAGCAAAGGTCTAAGACCTATTTCATTATTACCTAATCTTTCTATAGCGTTATTTATATCTGAATAAATACCACCTAATCCTGATCTATCAAATGCATCTACAATCTTTTGACCAAAAGGTTTTTTACTATAATCTCTATTAAATGCTTTTTGTCTAAATGCATCAACACCAGCACCAGCTGCCATTAATAATAAAACTCCTGTAAAGAAGTTTGCATCTTTTTCTTGTAAACCACGCATCAACATTCTTTGTGTAGAAGCCATACCAAACTTTTTAAACTGTGTAAGAACACCACCTATTTCTGTATTTGCCCAAAGAGGCACATCTCCTTTACTTGGTGTTACAATATCTATGTTAGCTTGTTTACCTATAGCATTATGATATGCATCTGCTGCAGCTTTATCTTTCCATTCATCTGTATTAGCAACTCTTAATTGTTTGTATGTATCTCCATTAGATGTCCATTTTCTAGCATTTTTACCATATCCATATTTTTTATATTGATCGTAAATTCTTTTACCCATTGCATCATCAATACCCATATTCCTTAATCTAGCTTTATTTACTTTTGTAATTTTGCCAGTAAGTATTTGTTTTTCTATGGACTCAATCATTCTAGTACCATTAAATAGAGAAGCCATATTTTTTACAGCAGTATTCCAAGGGTTACTTAAATTTAAATAAGTAAAATATAAATTACCTATGCTGCTAGTACCTCTTTCAAATTTATTAAATACACCAAATGCATCATCAATACCATACATAGCCATAGCTCTTGTACTTGCAAACATATCCATAGCTTCTCCACCTAGCTGTGTAGTTTTTAAATTCATTTTATATATTTCTTTAAAATAACCACTAGCCATCAAATCCCAAGATATACGCATAGTTTTACCCATGCCATTAATCATAACTAATCTAGCAGTATCTACTACCTGTGCTATGCCAGTAAGCATAGTCATTGAGTTATATAGTTTCATAAGTCTTATACCACGACTTATATTTCTATTTGGGTCGTCAGCTAAACCGTATGTACCTCTAAGTAAATGTATAGAAGAATCTAAATCTTTTAATATTTGATTTTTTTGTACTTGTAGTTTTTCACCTTTTTTAGTGTTTACACCACCAGCTGCAGATATAGCATCATCATATAATTCTGATATTTGTTGTATTCCTAACTGTGTATTTCTTCCACCAGCAATACTAGTACCATACCCCATAGGATCACCAAATACTTTTGTTATTTCTATGTCAGGTATAGTTTGATTAAAATATAATTTGTTAAGTGTAGCTACATCTTTTTCTATAAATCCAGCATTAGCTAATATTCTGTAATCTATATTTAAAGTTCTATTTTTAAACCTAGCAGATATTTTATTTATTTTTTCTACAAACCCATCTATGTCTGCTATGTTACCTGTTTTTGCCATAGCAGCTATTTCTTCAGTTATATTAGGCATAGCAATAACTGGTTGGTATTGTCTAAAACCATCTGCTATATCGTCTATTTCATCTTGTCTAATATTCTTATTACCTTTTCTAAGAGCTTCACCTAATACTTTTTTAAATCCTTCAAAATCAGCATCAATAGCATCTCTTTTATAAACAATATTAGTATAGTTGTTTCTAATTAACGATCCATTTTCTTTTACATAATCTAATCGTTTTTGTAATTTAGCTCTAGTTAATATAAATTCTTCTTTCTTTTTTACATTTTTTGTATTTGCAATAATTGTATCTAAAGTATTTAATTGTCTTGTAAGAGATGTTTCTACAATTTTTAAACTATCATATTCTTTACCAATAGTTTTATAAAAATCATCTATTGCTCTAGAAGCTAATATTACTTCATCATCAAATACTTCATTGCTACCATATTTTTGACCCATTCTATAATCAAATATTTTTTCTCTAAATTCTCTAGGTGTCATAACACCTTTACTTCTATTAAATTTAGTATTGAAAGCTCTATCCATAAAGTTTTGTGCAGACTCTCCCATTTTTACTAAATAAGAATTATAAGCTAATTCCATTTTTTTAGTAGTATCTATAACTAATGGAGAATATCTCATTTTAATTTTTCTTTCTATACTAGGAGCAGTTACAATATCTTTAAAATTTTTCTTTTGGAATAATGCTCCTTCTAATAATGTTTCCATCATTTCTTGTGCTTCTGATATTCCGTTTTTTAAAACTCTAAACACAGGATTAAATGGCCCTTGTTCTCCAAATATACCTAAACCAGTTGGTTGTATTTGATTTAAGTCTTGATAGTCAGCTTCAGTTTTTAATTTACTACCTTTTGGACTAGCAGCTCCTACTGTTGCTGTATTATTAAATACTTCATCATCTGCTCTATCATACATATCAGCATACTTATCAAATTTTTTAGCAGACTTACCATTAGGTATACTAGGAAATAATGCTGGTACAATAAATCCAGCAGCTGTTATTAAAGCTCCTTCTGTAGTAGTTCTTTCATCAGTAAGACCTTGTTTAATAGCTTCTTCACCACCAATTAAACCTCCACCAGCTGCCATTCTTTTTATTCTATTACCTTGTATGACTATGCTACCAGCTTTAGTAAATAAAAATAAACTTGATGGGTCTAATATTCCACCTAATATTCTACCAACAATATAAGATGGATCGCCATTTATAGCTTTCATTTTTGTTTTAAATCTATCTAATAAATATGTACTGTGTTCTTTACTTTTAGAATGTAAAAACTGACCGATAAAAGGTTTGTATTTTTGTAATTGTGGATCATAGTATGGATCATAATTGTTATCTACTTTGTAATGTGGACTATCATTATAAACAGTATTAATTATAAATTTACTACCAAGAGCTATTAAATTTTCATCACCAAATCCTCTACCAAAGTTTACAATATTATCATAAACAGTATTATTATTTTCTTTAATATTTTGACTGCCATGAGGTATATATAGCTGACCTGAAGCAGTGTATACATCACCCATTATTTTATCTCTGGTACTTGCGTTATTGCTTGGTTTTGGTTTGGATCGAGTGATGGTAATGCACCATTATCTAAATCTCTTATATCAAATTCTTTTTCTGGTAATGATACAAATGCTCCTTTACCTTCTACCCATTGTAATAAATTTAATTTATTTTCTTGGAATCTACCATAATATTGTGGAGAGTTTCTACCATCAGTATAAAATTCTTGTAACATAGTTGGTGTGTCAGTTTTATAATTTGCATATGCTTTCATTTCTCCAAGTGCAGCCATTCTTTCATCTTTAGTTGTAGCTGCTAAACCTCTTTGTACTGCATTTATAAATCTCGGACCAATAAAACTTCTTGTATCTTTTCCAAAACCACTAAAATAACTCATATCCATAAGTGTTAATAATAAATATGCATTTTGTGGTTTATTTAAATCTTCTCCAAAAAAATCTACTAATTCATTTTTTTTAATATTTAAATATTCTAATGCTACTTTTCTTGAAGTTCCTTGATCTAATTTTTCTCCAGTAAATAAACTATCTACATTTACATTATATTTTTCTAATGCTTCTATTACAAATTTATCACCAAGAGATAATCCGTATCCTATTGTTGGATCATTTCTATATGTACCATCATCATTTTTTTGTAATAAAAATTTTTGTATTTGTTCTTCACTTGCTCCTGAGTTTACTAAATTTAAATATTCATTATTTGGTGCATATATTGTACTATGATGTCCACCTTCATTTCTTGTAACAAAAGACATAAAAAAATTATTAGTAAACATTTCTTGATTTTGAAATTCTACATATCCAGCATAATCATCAAGAGCTGATTCACTACCATATACTCTAGCTCTTTCATTTAATAAAAAATCTAATTGTGCTTTTTGTACTAGTTCATCTATTCTAATACCTTCACTTCTATCATCTACACTAAACATATTTTTAATAGCAAAATTAAATAAATTTCTATCTTCTGTGCTTTCACCAATATATTGTTTTATTCTATCTACTGCTTTTTTATCCATTTGTTGAAATGCTAATATAAAATCATGAAAACTATTTACATAACCATTAATTGTAGGATTAGCGTCAAGTATATCTCTTACATCTTGTGGTAAATATGATTTACTTAAATTAAATGAATCTTTGTATGTTTTTTGTTTCATATTTTGTAATGTTAAATTTTGACTAAAAACAGGACTATGATGTGTAGGTCTAAAATTTACTTTAGTATTTTGTGGAGAAACAGTAGAAAACACACCATCTCCATCAAAATCTATTTGCATATGATATGTTGGGTATGTAGCCATATCGCCAGATTGTCTATCGTATTCTAATTTTATTCTACCTTGATTTAACATTGAATATAAATTTGGCAAATTAGAAAAATCATCATCTATTCCATATTCATTTCTTTGACTATCAGACATAGATACAAATCTATTTTGTAATGTAAAAACTATGTCATCATTAATCATTGATGGTGTAAAACCAAATTGATTGTAATGTGTGTATACGTCGTATTGCTCTACCATATTTTCCAGTTGTATCCTTTGTTTTTAAAATCTTCCATTATTAATGGTAATACTTCTTCTAGATGACGTTTAACAGAATTTTCAGTTACACTTGCGCTATCATCAAACATATTTGGTAAATAAATATTTAATAAAGGTCTAATAACTTCTTGTACTCGTTGTTGATCTACTAAAACACTATCTATTTGACCATCTCCTAATACTGATTGTACTTGACCAGTAGCTAGTTCATTAAATAAATTTGCTTGAAATGCACTTACTAAATCCATTTTTTGATATTTTGTAATATATTCATTAACCATTTCAGTTAAATTTATACCACCTTCTGTTTCATCTTCTTTACCATAGTAAATAAAGTTATCTAGTTCTCCTAATATTTCTTGTCTTTGTGTAACTGTTTGTGTTTTTAAACCATCAAAAAAACTATTAGCAACATCTTGTCTAGATACTTGACTTGTATTTATTGATCTTAATTTATGGTATTCAGATAATTTTAAAATTTTTGCTTTATTTTCACTTGTTAATCCTTTGAACATATATTCAAAACCATTTTCATTTATAAAATAATGTACCATGTATGCTGCTTTATCTAATTTATCTAAACTTTCTTCACTAGTAGTATCTGTCATAGAAATAGTATCATTTAAAAAATCTGTTATTACTGGTATTTCTTCATTAAATTGACTAGCATATGCAACTATTGCATTAAATTGTTGTGAAGCTACAATAGCTTTATTTTCATCTCTTACTTTTTCTCCATTTTCATCATATACAAATATATCTACTTTACCTGTACTAATGTCTCTTAGTTCTTCTGCACTAAACATTAATTTCATATGTGTATTTATTATTAAAGGTTTTAATTCTGCTGGTGAATCAATACCTAAAGCATCTAAATAACCTTTAGTTTCTAATAATCGAAATGTTTCTGTTGCTGTTTGATTTATACCCATTGTTGCATTGCCACCAATCATATTTGGCAAATATGCATCAACATTATCTAAAAGTATTTTACCAGCATAAAAAGTATTTTTATATTTTATACCAGCAGCATCATCTAATCCTAAATTAACAATATCAGCATTTAATCTATCTTCATTGTATCCAACAAATTTTTCTGGTGAATTTACAAAACCATTTAAGTTTTGCATATGCACTTGATTTTTTTCTGTAACTGAATTTAATTGATATTTACCTAGTTGTTTTTTGTACATACCAGTATGTGCTTCTGCAAAAGAACTAGCATTTTTAATTATTTCTGATCTTTCTTCTGTTGTTGATCCTATAAATGTTGCAGCACCATCTCTTATATCTATTTGTGGATTTTTCATATATTCTTCATTTAACATTTTAGTTATATTACTATTAAGTTCTGTAAGAATATCTGCACCTACCGTGTATTCAAATCCACCTTCTTCTATTTCTAACACAGCAATATCAATCATATTTTTTATTTTTGTATTTACTCTTGCTTGTTCAAAAGAAACTTTCATACCTCTAAGAAATGCTTCTGGTGTAGCCATTTGACTTCTTTCTTCAGGATATGCACTATTATATCTTTCTAAGTAATCTTTATATATTTCTGATAAATGTTTATCGAATGTTTCTTTTTTATATGTATCTATTTTATTTGAAATGTTTCCAGATTTTAAATCTACATCATCTCCAAACTCTATAAGATTATACATATCATTTACTGTTTTTTCATTTAATGATGTTACTCTTAGATTATGTAAATTTTCTGCTTCTAAAAAATCTAACTTTATTCTTCTATCAAATATTCTTTCTCCTTCTGTACCAGCCATGCTACCAGCCATACTTTTTGTCCAGCTTTTGTATCTTACTGGTGATTTATCTACTAAGGTATCAATATATTCTCCAGCTTTTTGTATAAACATATTTGGATTATCAAAATGTTCTCTACCTATTTCATTAATGTATGCTCTAGTTTGTATTTCTAAATCAGCTTTGTATTTACCTTCTTGTAATGTTGCTTGTCTTTTAGCAAAAAAATCTAATTTTTCTGTAGCTACTTCTGCAATAGTAGTAATAGGATTACCACCGTATGCTGGTACTACACCCATTCTATTAGCTACTGAAGAAGCAGTAGTTATAGTTGTTCTTTCTCCTTTAGTTAATGCCATTACTCACTACTTCCATATGTTGTGTCATAGTTTACTGCAAAAGGTTTTGGTTTTCTTTTTGGCTCTTTGTAGTATTTGTAATTAGCATAACCAGTTGTAAGTTCAGTAATTACTGATACATAACCACCAAATATTAAATCTTGTTCTTTATATTTATTTTCTGCAATCATAGATGTATATTTATTGTTTATGTTTTTGCCCATTAGTCTTATGTTAGCTATATCTTTTTGTGCTTTCTTTTTTGCTACATTATTTATATTTAAAAAACTTCTACTATCATCACTAAAACCAGCAATAGATTGATATGCTAAATTATTAGCTAATGCATTTTGTAACATTTCTTCTCTTGCATTTTCTTCTTCTAATGCTTTTAGTCTTGCCATTCTTCTTTCTGTTTCTATTCTGTAGTTTTCTCTAGCCATTGCAGCTCTTTGAGATTGTATGTTTGCTACAGTTCCTACAGAACTACTAATACTAGCAAGTGCAAATAATGTTGATGCTTCAGCTCCACTCATGCAAATTGTACCTCCATAGCTATTCCTAATACCTTTAATGGTAAAGGATCGTTTTGTGAAATAGTAATTGTAGGACTTTTGCTATATCCTAAAAAATTAAATTCTTTTTTTTCTGTTATTGGTGTTAAGTCAGTTCCAGCTGTAAAGTTCACTTGTTGTATTACTAATTCTTTTGCTGATAAATCTTGTGCTTTCATAGTTATATCTAAACCACCAGATATATCTATAATAGCTTTATTAACTCTTTTTGGTTGACCAGTCAAAGGCCCACTATCTATTTCTTTATCTATTGGCATAGTTTCTAATATAGGTGTAAAATTAAATCCTACACGAACACCAGTAGGAAAAGGTGCTGATGTAAGTGTAATTCTATTGTTAGAATCTACTGTAAATTCACCTAGTGACCCATTACCAAATACTGCAAATACTTTTTCTGTATTGTCATAGATAGCGTTTACTGTATGTATAAATCCATCTACTATTGTAATAACAGCATTATTAGATGGTGTTGCTGCAAGATTTTTATTTAATTGTAAATCAAATCCAGCAGCAGTTTGTGTAACAGCTGTTATTGTATATTCTGTTGCATTTCCAGCTATAGTAAAAGTTTCTTGTATTGCTGGTGCAGTAGTAAAACCATCTGTTGATAAAGTGTTACCAGATTGTGAGCCACCATTAACTAGAGGTGTACCTTTTTGAAATACAGTAGTTGTAGTAGAACAGTCTAGTGTAATGCTATCATCATTAGCAAATTTTTCTAATAAATATTTTGTACCACTAGGCATAACTCTTTTTACTACTACAAATAATTTATCATTTAAAGCTGTAATACTATGAAATTTATCTCCATCTTGTGTTTCATACATTGTCCAACCAGCAATCTTTTCATCTCTAATACTATGAAAGACTGCTAATTTACCATCATGTGTTGTGCCACTATTTAAAAAGAAAGCAAATTGTTCTGGTTTTATTTCATTACCTGTAATCATTGATAATTGTTTAGGTGTATCAATTAAATGAGAAGCTAATACAGATACACTTGTTGATCTATATGCTTGTTCTACATCTGAAAATACATATTCTCTAATTGATTTACCATTCTTTTGACTAAACAAAGAAGCACCATCAAAAGGTATTGGGTTAGCTCTATTGCAGCCATAAGGTGTTTGTCTTAAAAAAGATATACTACTTGGTGTTATAGCTGCTGATTGAGAAGATACAGGTACAAAAAACTCTCCACTATCTGTAAAGATTTGTAAGTTTCTTGATGATACTAGATGTCTTATTTCGTTTACAGTATCACCAGTAATAGATACATTTATACCTTCGTTTGCTAAACCAGTTCCTAAATCAAAATTAAAGTATCCTCCTATTTGACTTGCAACAACTGCTGAAGGTTTATCTCTAGCTCCAGCAAACCAAAGTCTATTATCATGAAATGATACAGCTTGTGGGAATCCTCTTACACTAGATAGTAATTGTTCTGCCCAATCTGCTTCTGCACTTGTTCCAGCAAGTGTTTCAAGTATTGTTATTGTAACTTGTGTTGCACTTGTAAATCCAGTAATCTTAACTTGTTTACCACCTATTTTTAAATATGTGCCATTATGTGCTGACACAAAAATATCAGCACTAGCAGTTAAGGTAATTCCAGTACCACTTGTAGCTGCTGGTGTAACTGTGATTGTACTATCTGCATATTTATAAAATGGCTGTGTAGTTTTGTTTATACCACCTACTGTAACAGAATCATCTTCTTCAAATGCAAATGCACTTACAGTAAATGTACTAGCAGAAGTTCTTTTAATTTGTCTAATAGGATTATCTCTATGACAAATAAATACAGTATCTCCAAACTGTGCAAAGTTTAATTCAAATAACTGTGCAGTAGTCCAATTACAATTAGAAGTAATGTTAGATTGTATTGCTGTTCCACTAGAGTTGTATACGTCTAATCTATTATTAGATAAAACAAATAAAGCTACTTCATCATTAGAAAATATAAATGGTATTAGTCTACATTCTGCTGGTAGAGTAGCCATATATTCTGTAGCTGGTCTACGCATTACTCCACCTTCATCAAGAAGATACCAGTTTCTTACTTGTTTACCACCTTCAAAATATGCTTTAGCATCTGTTCTAGCATTTAAGAGATTGTTTATTTCTCCAGCAGAAAAATTTGTATATACTTGTCTTACTTTTCTTGGCATTATGACTGAACAAGTCCACTACGACTGCTTCTCCTATCGGTAATAAATCGATCAGTAGACAGTTTTTTTGTTGTAGTTTCCTGTGAATCAGTGTTCTTAGCTATAAGTAATTGTCTTTCAGAAAGTTGATCAAACTCTCTAACCATAGCTGCATCTCTTGCAATACTACCAGCAAAGATACTAGCTAATTTATATTCTATAGCTAAACGAAAATGAGGTGGGAAATGATCCTCGTTCTGTCTAAAGATATAATCCATTATTACTGTACTGTTTTGACCAAAACCATTTAAATAAACTTTATCTTCATATCTTTGATATTGTAGTAATGCATCATTACAAGTAATTGCTATAATTTTTAAACATTGTGGATTAGCTGGTATTTGATATGCATATTCATATCTACCAGTAGGTGCATCAGCTAGTAATGATAATTGTTTTTGTCCTGTAGCAAATCTCCAGTTTGATCTTACTAGAGTAGATTCTACTATTTCTTC